TTAGTAACGCCAGCGGTCATAACGCTGATATTTCGGCACTTTTGGTGCTTTAATTGCCCTGATCACCCACACCACCGCAACCGCCAACAGCAGCCACGGCAGCAACTTAATCATCAATGCCAGCATACCGCCGAGGAACATAAAGGCCGTCGCCACAATCAGCGCGGCGATAATACCCAGCAACGAAACACCGGTGACCATCAGCATGACAAAAAAGCCAATTACAAAAAGTAGTTCCAGCATGATGCTCTCCCAAATATGAAATCTCTTGCTGGCATTACAAGAATCATGCCAAAAATAATCTGTTGATTTAACAGCAAAACACCCCGCGACGGTGCGCAGGGCGTGGTGAATTTGACTACTTTTTGGTGAAAAGTTAACGCTTATCCGCCACCAGTTTGAGCGCGTGTTCCAGCACATTAATGTCTGCACCCGCTTTATGGGCATTTTCACTTAAATAACGCCGCCACTGCCGCGCGCCAGGAATACCCTGGAACAAGCCCAGCATATGCCGGGTAATATGGCCGAGATACGTACCCTGGCTGAGTTCACGCTCAATGTACGGATACATGGCGCGCACTACCGCCACCGGATCGGCATCGGTATCCGAGGAACCAAAAATCTCTCGGTCTACCGCCGCCAGAATCCCCGGATTCTGATACGCCTCGCGCCCGACCATCACGCCATCCATATGTTGCAAATGCGCTTTAGCTTCTTCCAGCGACTTGATACCACCGTTAATCGACATCGTCAGATGCGGAAAGTCACGCTTCAGTTGATACACACGCGGATAATCGAGCGGCGGGATCTCACGGTTTTCTTTCGGACTTAACCCAGAAAGCCAGGCTTTACGTGCGTGGATGATGAACATCTCACACTCACCTTTGCCGGAAACGGTGTTGATGAAATCGCAGAGAAATTCATAGCTGTCCTGATCATCGATGCCAATACGCGTTTTCACCGTCACCGGAATCGACACCACATCGCGCATCGCTTTCACGCAGTCGGCAACCAGCTGCGCATTACCCATCAGACACGCACCAAACATGCCGTTCTGCACCCGGTCAGACGGGCAGCCGACATTCAGGTTGATCTCATCATATCCGCGCGCTTCTGCCAGCTTCGCACACTGTGCCAGCGCCGCCGGATCGCTACCCCCGAGTTGCAACGCTACCGGATGTTCTTCTTCACTGTACGCCAGGTAATCACCTTTACCGTGAATAATCGCCCCTGTGGTCACCATTTCGGTATACAGCAACGTATTGCGGGAAAGCAGACGCAGGAAATAACGGCAATGTCTGTCCGTCCAGTCAAGCATAGGAGCAATGCTAAACCGAGAATTCCAGTAAACACCAGTTTTTTCAGGCATCACGCTGGTTTGATTAATTTTTTGTGCTTCATGATTATCGTGCATTTTTGAACATTTCAGGCTATTTTTCTCGCGTTAGGTTCCCGCACAGGTTCCCACGTTTTATGGGAACCCGAAATAACGAGGTCGTGTAATGGCATACTATAACATAGAGAAACGACTAAAATCCGATGGCACACCACGCTATCGCTGTAATGTGATTATCAAAGAAAAAGGTGTTATCACTTACAGGGAAAGTAAAACATTCCCTAAACATGCTCATGCCAAAACATGGGGCACACAGAAAGTGATGGAATTAGATCTATATGGCATTCCATCATCAAATGCAGTTGACGGACTTACAGTCCGTGACTTACTACACAAATATTTAAATGACCCAAATGCCGGAGGTAAAGCAGGCCGTACTAAAAGATATGTGCTGGAACTGCTTATGGATAGTGACGTCTCCGCGCTCAAACTATCTGAACTGACAGAAAATGACGTAATTGAACATTGCAGGCTAAGAAACAACGCTGGTGCAGGTCCAGCTACAGTTAGCCACGATGTTAGTTATCTTGGCAGTGTTCTGGATGCTGCCAAACCTGTATATGGAATTAATTACACATCAAACCCAGCAAAAGCCGCTCGTCCATATCTACTTAAACTTGGTTTAATTGGTAAATCAAATCGTCGTAATCGTAGACCGGCATCTGATGAACTGGACATGCTCATTGAAGGTCTTCAACAACGATCTACACATAAATGCTCAAAAATTCCGTTCGTTGATATCCTCAAATTTTCTGTGTGGTCATGTATGCGAATCGGTGAAGTATGCCGATTACGATGGGAGGATCTCGATCAGGAACAAAAATCCATACTCGTAAGAGACAGGAAAGATCCACGTAAAAAGGAAGGCAACCATATGAAAGTAGCCTTGCTTGGGGAAGCCTGGGATATCGTCCAACGACAACCCAAAAAATCAGAATTCATTTTTCCATATAACAGCACTTCTGTTACTGCGGGATTCCAGAGGGTAAGAAGCAAATTAGGTATTAAAGATCTGCGATACCATGATTTGCGTAGAGAAGGGGCAAGTCGCTTATTTGAGGCTGGTTTTAGTATTGAGGAAGTCGCCCAGGTTACAGGGCATCGTTCATTAAACGTGCTATGGCAGGTATATACCGAACTGTATCCGAAATCTTTACATAATCGTTTTGAAGAGCTCCAAAGGAGCAGAAATAAGGCCTCTTGACACTGTTTATCTATACAGTTAAAAATAATACTGTATACAAACACAGTATAGAGGGACTTTTATGCGTATTGAAATCTGCATAGCCAAAGAAAAAATGACTAAAATGCCAACCGGTGCTGTGGATGCGTTAAAGGAAGAATTAACCCGACGCATCAGTAAACGTTATGACGATGTAGAGGTGATCGTAAAAGCCACCAGCAACGATGGCCTTTCTGTTACACGCACCGCAGATAAGGATTCTGCAAAAACTTTTGTTCAGGAGACTCTGAAAGATACCTGGGAATCTGCTGACGAGTGGTTTGTTCACTAATTAACACGTAAAATCGGTAACGGCTGGAAATCATTCAATACTCGCACTATCGAAAGTTCGCCAGCCAGCCGCAGCACGTTCTTGCATACGACGTGGCTGCGGCTTCCAACATTAGACAAATAACTCTTTAAATTGCTTTTAAATTATTTCGTTTGAATGCCAGTAACAGGAAATCGTTTATATAGGGTTGATAGCCCAACGTTATAGATACGTGCAACATAACGCCGTGATTTCCCTGCCGCTATGAGCGCTCCCATCTGTTGCCACTGCTCGTCGCTAAACTTCGGTCTACGCCCACCAATCCGGCCTTTGGATCTGGCAATAGCCAAACCAGCTAAAGTTCGCTCGCTATTCAAATCAGATTCATACTGCGCAGCAGAAAGAATATTACGGAAATTATAGCGACCACTTGCTGTTTTCAGGTCTACGCCATCTGTAATACTCCGAAAATTAACACCTTTTTCGTGCAGATTTTGAAACATCAATAGCGCATGCAGCACATTTCTCCCTATCCGATCTAACTTCCAGACAATCAACTCATCTCCACTTTTCATCACCGTAATTAATTCCTTTAACACAGGGCGATTAGCTGTTCTGCCACTGGCATATTCTTCATAAATTCGCTCACAGCCAGCTGACTCAAGTGCAAGACGTTGCAACTCTGTATCCTGATGATTTGTTGATACACGAACATACCCGTAAATCATGAGTGCTTCTCCTGTTGTAAAAACAGGAGAAGAGGCGAAATATCACCTGATTCAGAAAAATATTTGAAAGGTTGGTTTTGGAGAAGGTGCTAACTGGGTTATGTTACCTGGAGGAATGATAATTCAGCGTGTTTATCTTGGATTTCCTATTGGCACCAATGCAAGACACATAACTTTCCCCCGGTCGTTTACAACAACGAACTATTCCATCTCAATTAACTGGAATGATATCGGTACTGTAACAACTGAAACACAATCACCAGCAAATGTGGCGGTTGTTCATCAAACAAAATCATTAACAGGGGCCAGCATCTGGCAGGCAGGTCCCGGGGGATTTAATGTGGACATTATAGCGGTGGGGTATTGATATGTACGTATGGAGCGCTAAATCAAATGGCTTTTTCCCCATATCGGAGAAAGAAAAATTTGAGGCATCAGGTCTGTGGCCTGATGATGGTGTAATAGTCAGTGAGGAAGAACATAAAAAGTTATTTATGGATATTCCACCAGGAAAACAGATTGGAACACTGAATGGAAAACCAGCACTGATAGATATTCCTCAGCCGACCAAAAAGGAATTAATAGCTATTGCTGAAGTTAAAAAATCCCAATTACGGGAAAAAGCTGACAGTGAAATATCCTGGCGTCAGGATGCTGTTGATGCTGATATCGCAACTGATGAAGAAACTTCAACTCTCACCGAATGGAAGAAATACCGTGTGCTGCTGATGCGTGTTGATACTTCAACAGCACCCGATATTGAATGGCCTACGCCTCCGGCAGTTCAGGCCAGATGACATCCGGCGCGGTGCTGGTATCTGTTGCCGTCACCGCGTCAATGTAATCCAGCACGGTGTTAAGTCGGGTTGTTTCTGCCTGAGTCAGTTTCCGTCCGGCCTGTAATTTCAGCTGAATCAGACTAATGGAAGCCATTACTGCATCAATCAGTGACTGGCGCTGTGCTTCTGCTGCTTCTACTGCGGCACCGTGTTGTGCCTCAGTATCTGTCACCCATTTCTCACCATCCCATTTATCATATGGCGTTAACGGTGAAAGCGTGACATAACCGTTTTTGATGGCACCGATATAATCCACTGTAACAGCTGCGCCATTTTCTGTTGAGTAAACAGTCTCATTGCGATAGTCTTCTTCATGGCTCCATCCCTTACCCGTAAATACTGCCACTTTCCCCGGAATGTTTTCGCCCGGGTCAATACCAGTGGAACAGGCGGGCATACTTACGCCAGTATTAATATATTCATCAGACCAGCCCGTATACTCAGATGTTTCAGCATCATAATAAAAACAACGCATATCGCCCGGCACTGTGGCCAGCCCATTTTCATCAAAAACAGGTTTCATTATTTAGCCCTCACCAGAAAGTTAAATGCAATATTTCGCGGTCTGACAGCAACAAAATTCACACCATCACCCACAGAGTTACTGGTGAAATTAAATCGTGAAAATCCTGGCTGATTTCCGGCGATGCCATCATGAAAGTTAATTGCGTGTCCCGCACCTCCGACTATATTCCCGGCAAACTGAGAAAAGTTTGTAGCTTCCTGCCAGCTTAATAATTCGCGACCACCGTCTGCACCTCGCCCGTCATCCCAGATACGAATGAAATCACCGCGGGCTTCAGGTAATACCAGCGAAGGAAACACTTTCGCCAGCACAGGATAATCAGTGGCAGAGAATTTCGCGCCGTTGAACTTCAAAAACACCATACTGGACCAGCTGTCGATTACAGTATTTGGCATTGCAGCGGACGGCCAGAAGAACGGAACGCCAATAGCTGGAGCACCTTCTCCCAAACCAAGGTTTTCGAGAGCCGTTTCCACCGTGCCATCCGATTTGATATCGCCAAACGGATTCTTGCGGCTTAACAGCAGCGCACGAAGCGCGGTAAGCAACTGGTCGTGCCGCGCCTTCTCCAGGCTGGCACCGGAGGCCTCCACCACGCTACAAAGTTCTTCCTGCAACATGTCAAAGTAGTCATCATCCAGATCGGTGGCAGGTGTGCCGGTCTGGGGGTTACCACGGGTAAAACCGTTCTTACCCGCGCCGAACTTATCCTTCTGCGCGGTTTTCGTGTCTATACGATGCATGGATTACTCCGGATATTTAAAAATTACGTAGGTATGCGAAGGGCAGAGTTTGTTAAGCACGCACTCGACAACGGTGTCGCCCCAGATACGCAGTGCGGAATCACAGGGATCGCCACATGTCATCCAGGTGGTGTTGGTGGCGGCTGGCATGTTGACCTGCCAGTAATACCGCCATTCCGGCGCATTCACTGCGTCAGTACAGGCCGATGAGCAGGTGAACGTGCTTTTATCGTATCGCGTGATAGTGGCGTCTGGTCTGCCCAGGGCAGCAAGCTGTGCAAGGTAAAAATCCTCATTGATGCCGCCCGCCAGATTAACCTTCGCATCCAGCCGTTGCTGACGCTGGCGAAGGGTCTGTGTCCCTGCGGGAATACATTCATCCGGCAGGCCGCACAGACGCTCCCAGCGATTTATCAGTTCGGTGGTGGTGCGCGGATCCAGCTCCCGCATCAGGGCATCCGCACGCTGATGAACGCGGGTTAATGACGGTGCCGCACCGGCAATCGCCGGATCGCTGGCTGACCACGCCGGACCGGGGGGCAACAGTGCCGACAACAGACGGATGTAATCATCGTTTGTCACGTCCATGAAATCGTCCCCAGTACCGCCAGTTCATTTTTTGCAATGGAGATATTGTCTGCCGGTGCAAGCAACTGATGGCTGTATTCCCCGTTCGCACCGGAAATCGCTTCACTGATACGCGACACCTTCAGTTCTCCCTGCGGATAACCATCACGCAGCAGGAACGAACGCAACTCGGCGGTGATGGCAGCCCGTATTTCTGGTGTATCCGGCGTCACACGGATATGAAAATCCACCGTATGCGCCACCGGCCTGAACACATACAAATCAGAGCCTGCCACCGGGGCCAGTGGCCCGATATGTTGTCTTGCCGCCGTTTCCGTTGATTCTTCCGGAATGGGATTAATCAGGTCGCTGCTGGCAATCATCACACCGACAGTCCCCGTTCCCATCCAGTGTCGGTATGTCCATGCGCGGGTAATGCCGGGAACTTCTTTAGCCCAGACGACATAGTCCCCGTCAGCCCCGCCCTGAGGCGTCCAGTAATACCGCTCAATGACGCGGGCGCGCCACGTTTCCAGCTCTTCAGTATCAAATCCACCTGTCAGTGTATCTGCCACGCCGGAAGACGGCAGACCATTCACCGGCGTGACCAGGATTAATGACGTACCGTCGTCAGCGTTACCGACCGCGCCTGCACTTGAGCAGGCGATCGGCACGCGCAGGACACCACCGGAGCTGGTTGCATCGGCAGTTGCCGTGTACTGAACCAGGTCATCGCGCTGAATAACACTCCCGGCGGTCACCTTCAGGCCATCGCTGACACCTTCCCAGCGCATATACCCGCTGGCAGCCGTGGCCCCCTTGCGCGGACACCGTTTCATCGCAGCATGTCGCGCCAGCCAGGACTCATCGCACAGGTCAGGCAGCATGTTCATTGCCAGATAATCGATGTACCCGTAAACCGTATGCAGCGCCGCCGCATACACCTTTGCCCGCACGTCTTCATCCATGCGCCGGAGCGTGTCGCTGACGTCCAGCCTGGCGAATAAATCGTTACGGAGCATACTGATATTTTCTGCCAGCGTCGGGCGCTGAAATTCACTGTCCGCCATGCGTTATCGCACTCCACAGATCATCAAAAGAAATCATTACCGGTCCGTCACGACGCCAGAGAGTGATACTGTTACCCAGTTCATTAATCCCGGTGCGGCGGATATCCAGATCAATACGGGACACCACGCCATCATCAATCATCCATTGCAGGCATTCGCGGATATACCCCCTTACCGTCTGCACCAGCTGATTGGTCAGTTTGCTGCGCTGAAGCAGCCACAGTCGGGAGCCGTAACGGTCATTCTGTACCGCAGGCCAGGTATCCCCCCACCATCCCATCGGGACGTCGGCGTTGTCATCAGGCTCCGCCCGCCGCCAGGTAAACAGGGAAATCACCACGGCGCGGGTCAGCGGATCCAGCGGTGCGCTGGCGCAGGTGCGTTTACCGTTCACCGTCAGCCACAGTTCCATCATGCCTCCATCGCTTTATCAGGTTTGTCGGTATTACTTCCCTGACCGTTCTCTCTGTGACGATGCCCGTTATAGGCAAGCCGCATCGCTGACATGGTGGTGCCGCCGGAGTCGCACAGGTCTTTCACCTGTCCTGTCACTTCCAGGTCCATTTCAAAACGTGCTTTAGGTGAATTGCGAAACGTGATCGTTTTACCTGCACCGTCCACCACGATCCCCTCCCGGGTCAGCGTCACGGACTGCCCCTGATCGTCATAGACAGCCACCTCACCCGTCTGCAGCCCTTTCAGGCGGTAGCGCCGGTCCGACACCGTAACAACCACCGCATGAGAACGGTCGCCATCCGGAAACAACACCACCGCTTCCGCACCGCTGTTTGCCCTTGCGGTAAAACCGTAGGGTTCAAGATGTTCAACCCCTGCTTTGGGTTCACCGGCAATCAGGGACACATCCACGGTCTGACATTTCGTGGCGGCACTGATGCTTTTCACAACGGCCCGCCCAATCAGGCCGAGGAGTTGTCGCTGCATGGCTTCAATCGTCCTCATCAGAACGGGTCCTCCTGTACTCTGGCTTTTTTCTTTTTCCGCGCGCCGGGGGCTTCGGGCTCAGGCAGATAAGCATCAGGTGGGCCGACACGGATTTCCGTCAGGGTGCCGTTCTGGTCCTGAGTAAACGTGACTTCCGAAACAAGCAGTTCGGTATTGTCGAAACCACAGACCGGATCAAAGACAATCACCCGCTGGTTTGGCTGCCACAGCGTACCGTTACCCTGTCGCCAGCCCTGCACCACATAGGTGGTTTCATCCGTCCGCGCCGCCCGTTGTCGGGCTTCAAAGTCCGCACGGGCAATACAGCCTGCCCCCGTAGCCTGCCCTGTCTGCCTGATATACATCGGACGGTAACGGGCAATAAATGCGTCCTCTGTGCGGGCCCGCAGCGCGGTGGTGGTGGCCTCACCGAAATCATCGTCGTTTCCGGCACGCTGCCCCGCCACCTGGTAAACAGAAAACCGCTCCCGGATACTCTTCTCCGTATCACAGGAAAGGATGTTTTCCCCAAGTACCAGCGCGGTATGTGCCCGCGTTGAGCCAATACCGCCAATCACCAGCCTGCCGTGCGGGTCGTCGTAAGCCAGCGCCTGCTGCTGACCGAGTATTTTGTTGATTACCTCAATCACCGTTTCACCGTGATCAGGCTGAACATCAGGAATAACACCCGACGGCGCACCGCTGTTCACCACCTCAATGCCGAAAGGCGCAGCAAGCGCCTGCGCAATCTGCACCAGCGAGCGTCCGTTAAACTGTGTCGGTTCGGCTGCACAGTCAATCAGGTCAGCCGTCAGACTGCGTCCGGCAATACCGGTGCTGACCGAACGGGCATCGTAACGAACGGGCGTCGCCTCCACCCAGCCGGTGATCACCAGCTCATCACCAATCAGCACTTCCACTTTTGAACCGTTTTTAATGCGCGGCTGAAGCGTGGTGATACCCTCATCTCCCGGCCACTGGCGAGTGATCTCCACACTGAAATCCCGCGCCAGCCGTTCAATACCGGCACCGATGCGCACCGATGTCCAGCCATTCCACTCCCGGCCATTTACCCGTAGCGTGACATTGTCGTTCATTGCACTGGCACCTTCAGAGGGATCACCGGCACAAAGCCGGGATGTGTAATGGCATTACGCCGGATAATGTCCGCGTCACGCGCCGCGTTATCAAACCAGGTCGCCGCCAGCACCAGCGCGGGTAAAACCTCATCCGGCGTGCGCTGAATGATCCGTGCAGACTGTTCAAGGCGCGTGTTGATATCCGCATTCAGATCTGCTTTCACCCGGCGCAGCGCCAGAAACAGCGCATCACTGGTTGTACGGGACAACTCCTTATCAATTGCCGTATTCAGTGTGTCGCGAATGTCAGTCAGTTCTTCCCACGTCGGCAGGTCAACCGTGTTTTTCACCGCCGGTGCATTGTTCAGTGCCGGATGCGTGACGGAAGGCCAGCCAGTGCTCTGCGCGGGTGTTGTTGCCTGCCCCACTGCGGCATTCTGCATCACCGCAGAAATTGTTGGCGCAGGCAATCGGGTGACGGCATACGCCGCTTCGCTGATTGCGGTCGTACGAAGGGTGCTGGCAACCACGTTACGCTGCTGCGTCGCCGTGGCGGTGGTTTTACTGTCCGTTTTCCAGACGCCGCGCGGTTGCAGATCGCTGCCGAGGCTGACACCGGAAAGCGTTTTGATCATGGTGACCAGGTCGCTGGCGTTACCATAAAGGCGTTTCCCGGTACGCCACATTTTCTGCACCTGCTCAACGAAATTTTTGCCTGACGATGGCGGCGGCAGAAGTACCGAGATATCCCCCTGCAACAGCCTGGCGGCATCCGATACGGCAGAATCCACCACTTTCATCGCATCAGAAACATACCCAAGCATTGTGCTGGCATTACCGACGACGTCGTTCTGCACGAAATCCGCCACACCATCGATACTGAAACCGCTGAAGCTGTCACTGATGCAGTCATCCAGTGCAGAACAGGATGACATCAGCGTTTGCGCCGTCGCCGCACCTGATGTGGGGTAAGAGAGTTCTCCTGCTTCGACAAACTTCAGGTCAAAGCGGACAATACGCCCTTCACTTTTCGATGTGCTGACCCGAACTTCCCCGTCAACACAGACTTTCAGCTCACCATATGTCGGGTGGACAAGCGTGCCGGGACCGGGTTTATTCAGCGCTTCAATCAGGCGATCGCGCTGGTCAAAGCAGTCATCTCCCACCACATAAGCTGTGATGGACGGGCGGAAAGTGACTTTTCCCAGATCTTCGGTATAGGGCTTGTCGCGGTTCGGATATTCGTGTGTTTCCACACGGCGACCGGTTCCCGCACTTTCTTCTTCAACCTTAAACGGTACGCCGCGAAATGACGCATCCTGAAGCCTGTCTTTCCACGTCATATAAACTCCGGATACAAAAAACCCGCCAAATCTGCTTTGTCAGTTATTTACATCGCAGAAGATGTGGCGGGAACCTAATATTTTTAATTACTATCTGAGTTGAACATCAATGGAATAAATATCACCACTCTTTATAAATTTAGAATCTGTCCTTTCATCAAAAGATTCAAATGACTGTACCTTTAAAAACTTTTTCATTTTATTTTCAAAAATACTTTCATTAACACCAGTTAAATACTTGAACGCTCTACCAGCAAGGACCTCATTACTTAAATCCATTGTGTTTTTATTGTCTTTGAAAAACCAAACAATAACCTTTTGTGGGCATGATGGATTATAAACAGATATATAAAACTGCGGCTCATATTTTTCATCAGCGTCATCACTAAGCATTTCTTCAGAAGATAATTCTCTTCTGAATTCATATTGCCGCTTAGTTATTCCTTCATCCTTTATTATCTCTTGCTTAACTGGTGCAATACCTATAGAAGAGATTAATTCTGACTCATTAAAGCTGAACTTACACTCTTCCGCAGCCAAGTTAAAAGATAAAAGTGCAGATATAAAAAAAACAAAGATACGCATAATCATCCCTTCAATCATTTGTAAGGAATGATTATATTAACTACTTAAAGCTGAAAACCCAAATTATGCCAGACAAAAACACATTAATCATTTTGTACACTACCTGAACCACGTATAGCCAACATCATGGCTGACATCAAAACCGCTGGATCGCGTTTCCATAACCCGCATACCCGGAGGCGAATTCACAAAAGATACCTTGATCTCACCATCAACTTTTGGCACAGAAGCTTTGTTAATCATGAAGGGATTCGAGCCTGTGGCATCGGAGGCGTTGTTTGACTGAGCCGGATCCACCGCCGGATAAGGTGTGTATCCCCGCGCCGGTATTCCCGTCCCATAAGCATCATAAGCACCCGCGCCCCACTGCGCAGAGTTAATGGCATCGACCGTGTCACCGGAACTGTCGGTAAACCACTCAATAATTGGCTTCAGCTTGTCCCACATATCCTGAAACCACTTAACAACCGGTCCCCAGTTATTGATCACCATTCCCAGCGGCGACCAGGCAAAAACTTTCTTCAGAAGTTCCCAGCCAGCCTCAAAATAAGGACCAATGGTTTCCCAGAGCTTCTTAAAATAAGGTCCGACAACATCCCAGTTAGTGATAATTAATCCCGCAGCCAGAGCAATCGCCGTCGCAATCATGCCAATCGGCGTCATCGACATAATCCTGCTGACAATACTGATGGCACTGCCCACGCCCATCAATCCCAGTTTCAGAATCGCAAGACCGGCAGCAAGCCCGACGACGCCGCGAATAACCCGGGGATTTTCATCCGCAAACTTCGTGAATTTCTCCCCCAACTCCCCCAGCCATTGTGTGATATTTTTAGCGTCACCAGAAAATGCGCCGCCAATAGCCGCAAGGCCGTTAGTTGCGGTCCCTGTCATTGCCTCCCACAGGTTGGACAGCGTACCAAGCTGTGCCTGAACACGTTTATTCAGGCTGGCCTGTTTATTCATCTTCTGCTGGATCTGATCGTAGCCATCCTTTCCTTTATCGATTAGTGCATTGACCACCTGAAGGGTTTCGGCATCATCACCAAATATTGCCTTAAGTACACCTGTTCGCTTAACGTCGGTCAGTTTTCGCAGCTTTGCCAGTTGCCTGAACATGTTATCAAGACCGCCAAAACTTCCTTTGCCGTCAGTAAAATCGAGCTGTACCCCGAGTTTCTGGCGGGCCATAACTTTATTAACGTCCCTGATTTTCTTAACGCTTAATCCGGACTGGATAACTTTTCGCAGGGCATTACCTGCCGACTCCCCGTTCATCCCCATCTGATCCATCATGACGCTGATGGGGGCAAGGCTCTGCGCAGCCTGAAGACCGTCCTTGTTCACCATCTTCAGAACAGAACTGGTTTTAGTGAAGAAGGACAACATGTTGGTATCGTCAACGCCCAGATAAAACGCCTTCTGGATAGTGTCGAACAGCCCCATCATGTCTTCTGACGCCGTTCCGGTAGCATCCTGCATCTTTGCTGCAAACTCAGCAGCCGCTTCCGGTGTTTTTTTCAGTTGTACCGCAAGATAAGCTGTCGCTTTACCCACACCACCCAGAATGTTTTCTGCCGGGATCCCCTGACGCACCAGCATCTGCATCATGTTCTGGAAATCAGCCGTTGTACCAGGTAGCTGGTTACCCAGGCCAATAGCCAGTTTATTGATGTCCTGAAAGCTCTTTCCAACCTCGCCGTTCGCATCCATCATGGCGACTTTCAGCCCGGTGGCGGCGTTTTCCTGATCGGCATAAGATTTCAGGGAAAGCGTCAGACCCGCTGCCAGTCCGCCACCAAGCGCCAGCCCACCCTGTGACGCTTCTTCCGCCTGGCGTTTAAATCCCCGGATTTTCTTTTGCATTTTCGACAGCGCGGGAGAAAGCCTGTCGACACCGGTGATCAACGCCTTAAGCTCAAATTCAGCCATGTGTGCGTTTCTCCTGCTCTATCCTGTTTGCCTGACTGACCAGTAAGGGAATTTCACTGATCGGCATATTCAGCAATTCGAAAGGATTAATGCGCCAGTAGCTGGCGCAGTCAAAGAAGCGATCAGTGAGGTATTCAGCCGTCAGGCCTGGAGGAAAAAACCAGCCACAAGCCACGCCGCTGCATTCAGGTCTGCCGGAGACATCTGGTCGACAGAGCTTTGCGGCACTTTCGCCAGCCGCACAATGTATTTCGACACCACATGCGCCAGAAGTTTGACTGACTCATCCTGATTCATCTGGTAGGGATACCCCAGCTCGCGGACATCCTTCCCGGTAGGCTCATCAAACTCCAGTACGGAGAGTGTCTCGCCATGAGCAGTAATCGGTTTCTTTAACTCAAGCTCTTTCATTACTGGTAATCCCCTTCTTCACCGTGGAACTCAAGATCAACCGTACCTTCTTCGGCATTATGGTTCGCTTCGCCGTGCAGCCAGGCAGACGACAGTACATAGACCTGACCGTTCGCCAGCTCGGCAGTGATAGTCATCTCATCAGACGAGGTGATTTTGTTCACCGGAAAATTCTTCGGCACCTTGAAAGTCCCTTTGACATAAGGCGCACGGTGAGTTTCCTTGCGGTCCACTGAACCGTCCAGGCCGATGATGTCATCATTGACCGTCCTGTTCATGGGCACCTCAATGCCGCCGGTCAGCGATAGCTGTTGACCGTCAATTTTGAAATAACAGGTTCCCCCGATACGGGCCATTATGCAGACTCCTCTGAATACTGAAGACGGAACTGGTTAACCACGGCAAAGACACGCAACTGGTTAACATAGTCAGGCGGGAACAGCGTGTTCAGGCGGTTCGGATCGCTGGCATCACGCTCCACAACCAGGTACTGCTTAAACAGTTCGTAGTTTTCCACGATCCCCGCACGCTCAAGCTGACGGTAGGTTGTCAGCAGTTCCCCTTTGATCACCGCCGGTGTGACAATCGCCTGACCGGGACCAAAGCGGGTACCGTCGCTGGCAAGCTTGTGACGCCCGTACTTACTGGTAATGACGGATTTCAGTTTGCGCAGCACATACGCGCTGGTATGCAGCGTCTCGCTGTCGAGGTAGCTGTTATCCGCAACACCGTAAGCATTTTTCCTGTACGTGGTGACATCACGCTGAATGCGCAGCACCCCGCTTTCGACATACGCCGTTGCCACGCCATGAGACAGCAGGGTCTGTTGTTCGGTCATCGTGAACCGTTTCCCCTTCGGCGCAGGCAGCATACCCACCAGCTCACCGGTCTGCGTGGGACGTGCCGGATCGTTGCGAATAAACACCGCTGCGCGGGCGGTACGGCTTGCCGCCAGCTCGTCGGCAGGCGTCTGGGTCTCTTTTTCGTACCCCGCCAGGGTAATGTGCTGCTGGTTAAACTGGTCACCTGCGGTCACCAGTTCTGACAGCGTGCCGATCTTTGCCGTATACACATGACCATACAGCTGACGCGCATAGCTCCAGCGACCGCTGGTATCGTTCATCTCGGTCACCAGTGTGTTAACGGAAGCCGTGTCGTTGAACGGCAGGCCGATATAATCAAACGGCTCATCCGCCATTGCAGCCACCGCGCCGGTGAGAACAGGAGAGCCCGTTCCGGCGGTCCCCGTCGCCACGGCAATCTGTACGCCCGCAGGCAGCACTTCGCCCCCACCAAAGCCGTAGTAATTGAGGCTGACAGGAATTTCATTCCCGCAAAGCCCCTTATGACGCGCGGTCAGTGTGACAACACCAGCCGAAGATGAAGCTGTAAACGGCAGAGTCGGAACGGCATTGATGGCATCCTGGATACTGCTGGCAATCGTCGTGACGTTATCGCCGTTGGTCACCGGAGCCTGCACGCGAGTACGTCCCACATAGACATTCACCGTGCCGCTTTCGGTTGCTTCCCCGGTCACCGTCAGCGTAACCGTTGCCGCCGCGCCTGTGGCTTCCGGAACGGCAATCACATACAGCTCACCAAACGGGTCGGTCTGGCGATAAGCCTCGACCATACGCGCCAGCTGACTTCCCGCACCACAAATCTGGCGTGCATAGTCTGCCGACGGCATCAGCACCAGACTGTTGGCAACAATCTCTGCACCGTTATTGGCATGACCAATCAGCAGCGATGCTCCGCTGTCCTGTGCAGTATTCGCCGCCTGGTTATCCATTTCCGCATAAAACAGCGGAACCAGCGTATTCGACGGAATGGTGTTAAAGCTTATCGTCATCGGTGTTCACCTTTTTATTCACGCGCCGGATATCACCCGCAGCTTCACGGCGCAGCCAGTAGTTGTTCTCATCAACATTTCGCCCCTCGGCGGGCAAAAGGTCGCCGCGGGCAGGGTCAGGAACTGACCGCCCTTTAACAGGTTTCACAAACATGAAGATTCTCAGGAAGGAAGGGTTATTTCGGTGTGATGTTCGATATCGCCGTCAGGCCCGTTACCGGGATCGAGATAATCAACATCAATCGCCAGCGTTCGCAGTTCATCCAGACTGTTCAGCTCATCCTGCTGGCGGGTATCGTCTTCGGTCAGCTCGCTGATGACCGAAAAATCGAACTGATAAATCAGCTCATGACGATTCAGATCCAGCAGCGTGCCGCCGTCATAGGTAATCGGGTTACCGCACGCCTCCGGGTTCCAGCCCAGCAGAGCCTTAAAGAGCATCTGCCGGACATCGTCCACCACATCATACGAGGCAAACTGACCGCGCTCATCACGCCCGTTACTCAGTATGACAACCACGGAGAAACTCTCTTTCAGCTCCTGCCAGTAGTCGGTCTGGCTTTTGTTTTCTCCCGGAGAGTCATCACCCGGTACCACATACGCCGCCGGGAGTCTCAGCTTTCCGACCTCCGGCAGATTTTTGAACTGTGCCGCGCCTGCCACCCGGTTTTCAAAATACGGGCAGCGGGCACGCAGCGCAGCAATAACAGGCGTCAGTTTCATCTGCGTCGTCGCTCCGGCTTCAGTGATTTACGTAATTCCCGCGCCAGAAAATAGCGTGTCCAGCTGCGGTTCTTTTCAAGCGTTTCCACCATAAAGTTATTACGTGGAGCCAGCCGCCAGCCGCTGCCACCGGATGCACCACGATGATGACTACGACGACGTTTTGCTCCTCCCCGGACACCAAAAAACAGAAACGCCGGATAGAAGTCACCAGAGATCATCCGGTTCCCCTTCCCGTTGCGCTGGTTAGGGGCAATGCGTGTCATAAAACCAGGGCGATGTTTACTGGCTCTGGGTACCATGTAACCAATCGAACGAGCCAGGCGTCCGGTCTGATAACCGGGGTTTTCACCCGGTGCCGACCGCACACGGCGCATCACCAGCCGACGGGCATCACGCATATGACGCTGCCCAATCGTGACAAACGCCCGCCTGACACGGGCACGGTTAAAGCGCATCTCCGCGGGCTGCTGAACATCAACGTGAAAAAAGGGAGTCGCCATTGCTGCCTCCGTGACTCTGCGTAAATTCGCCCAGTTCCGTACACTCCAGCAGCAGAAAGCGCCGCGCCCCGTTCAGATCGCGCTGACGTTTCACCCGGTACACACTGTCATCACAGACCACCTCATAATCAGCAGTGATCCCCCGGCGGTAGCGAATGGTGATGTAATGGGTGATGGCGTCTCCGGTCTGCGCGGTTTCCTGCCAGGTGGTGGCACTGGTCTGGATAACCTTCGCCCATGCCCGGAACGCAACCGGGTATTGAGGCTCCACGCCAAAGTTATCCGCGGGCATATCCACCCGCTGGCGGATCAGGACGCGTTTATTCAGTTCGCCGGGGTCCGGCAGAATGTAGGTTGCGCTGGTCTGCGCCTGACGAATTTTCATAGTGGTATAAGGCGATAAGGAGCAACCAACCAGTTAAAACTCATTGGCAACTCCATTTTCTCAACGTCTGTAACCGTTGAGCGGTTTTCGTAGAAATGGCTGACAAGTAGCAGAAGCGCCAGCTTCACATCATCAGATATCACAAGCCCATCAGGATCATCCGCAGGCCTGTCATCTGCGGTTGCATACAACGTACGGTTAAGGAAGTTTTCCGTTCGACTCTGAGCGGCCTTACCAAGCAGTTCAAGCAACTCATCTTCATCAGAGAAATCATCATCCAGACGGAGCTGAAGCTTAATCTCTTCCATTTTTAACAGCATAAAACCTCCTGTGCCCGCCAGAACGCGGGCACAAAAAAACCGCATTACGCGGCGTGCTGTATTACGTAAAAGACTAATCAACCACCAACGCTACCTTTCCCCACCAGCGCTTTAATGGCAGAGGTGTCTTCCAGGATACAGTCAAAACGATGGAAGGCCAGAAAACCGGTCTGATCATATTCCGCGTAACGCTCAACCAGACGTTTAAGAATCATGTATCGCACACGACGGATAATGAAGCGATCAAAGTCACCACAGAACATGAATTTTTTACCCGCCCCGATATCATCAATTTCCTGATCAATGACATACGGTACATTCAACACTGAAGCAGGTGCCACACCAACAATATCCGGCAACCATAAAGGGCGTCCCTGACCGTCTTCCATCTCACTGATCAGTTTCAGCGTATTATCGTTAAACGCCAGGCGGAATTTCGGTCCGCGACGATATGCAGGATCAATGCTGTGTTTCAGAGCCAGAATTTCCTGCCACTTCACCGCATTTGCCGCGGCAGTCTGTGTTGTGCCGGTCACTGATGCTGCCAGCCCTTTGGGTTGTTTAGGCGTACCCGCACCAGTCCCCTGAATCAGATAACGGGCTTCACCACGACCAATACGTTCAGCAATGCGACGGGCAAGATAAGCTTCCATATCGATCGCGCTGTCCTGCAGCAACTCATTAGACACACGAATGATTTTCGATGTCATTTTGAGCGCTCCAAGGCTTCCCATACCGAAATCGGTGTCTTCTTCACCGGCTTCTTCATTTTCGCCCAGCAGAACACCAACTTCGGAAGTACCATCAGCTGTTGCCCACTCCATAGTGCGGCCGTCAGAAGTGGTCAGAATCTGCGCCACACTGGCGATGCCACCGTAGGATTTCATCTTCTCAACAACTTTCGCCAGGAATGTTTCTGGTACGGTATATCCGCCCTTTTCATCCTGAGCTACACCCTGGGCACGAAGTTCACGCAACGCCTTTCGTTCTTCTGATGTCAGCTCACTGGCACCGTGACGCATCCACTTATCAAAAACCTGAGCTCGTTTCTCATCCTGTTGTGGATTGTTTTCCGGATCAAGATTCTGACGCTGCTCTTCCTCATTGCTTTCAATGTACGCCTGATCCTGACGACGCAGTTCTTCTTCGCGTGCAATTCGTTCATCAAGCGCTTCCAGTTCGGATTTTGCTTTGTTCCACTCAGTGCGCTGCTCTTCCGTCCATGCGTTATCACCAATTTTTTCATTCAGGGCGCGCATGTCAGTTGCGATAGTATTACGTTTCTGTTTCAGTTCATGCAGTTTCATGATGTTTCCTTTACGCGTTAAGAAGGGTCAGGACGCGTTCACGCGCCATACGTTGATTAATGGCTTTCTGTAGCGCGCCGCTGTTGCGCGCCTCCTGCCATGCTTTCATGGAGCGAACAGCCGAGTCAGCCTCCTGATAGGCAGGATATGTCACAGGACTGACATCCAGCAGACGGGAAAAGCGGGTTATCTCGCGAATAACAACCCCATCCTCATCCTGATACCACTCCTCACCGTCACGGGCGACACGGAAAGCGAAAGATGACTGGTTAATATCTCCACGTTGCATCGGGGCCAGCACCAGATCACGAATGGTCTGTGTCTCCGGAGCCTGGATGTCATAGCGTAATCCGCGCTCATCAACTGAAAGATTCAGCGTGCCTGCTGCACTACGCCCAAGAATAAAATTAGGATCGTGGTTAAACAGTGCGCGGACATCATCACCAAGCACATCGTCAAAAGCGCCGGGCCGGATGATTTCGCGGAATGAACCGAATATCAGCTCAGAACGACAGTCAAACACCGATCCATAACCGATAATGTGCGCCGGGTTATCGTCATGCCTCTCAGCACGCACCTCACCGCTGTAACAACGGATTTCACGGTCATTCATTGGTTTTTCCCTCATCGTTTTTTGGGGGCTTAAAATCTCCTGCCGGGTTAGCAGCATTCACGCTTACCAGCATCTCGTCCAGCCCTTCAACCGGATTCATATCCTCGAATGCGCGGGCCTCATTACGGCTCATCCATCCATCGGTAATAGCGAAGTGATAGAATTGCGCGCGCTCCTGCGGAGTTCCGCGTAAAAGCCCCGTCAGATTGAACCTGACGTAATACCCGGCGGCTAACTCAGCGCGGGTAAACAAGCGACGGTTAAGCTCCTGCTCCCAGTTCGTCACCCACGGCATCATCGTGTAGCGGACAAACTGAATCGCCTGCGCAGAAATATTGGAGAAGGTGGCTTTTTCGAGGTCATTAATCATGTGCGCAGGAATATTGAAAATACCGGCGATCATTGAACGGTTCAGCTTCATCATGTCAATGATCTGAGCGTCAACTGGCGACACAGTCAGTGCCTTGTAATCCAGATCGGCTGGCAGCAGCATGGTTTTGTTTTCCTGGCGGCGTAACGCCTGCGATGCCTTCTGCCACTGATCTTTAAGCCAGCCCCAGCTTTCCTTATTGAGTCCGCTTTTAACGGATACTATCCCCGCCGGACGGGCATTACCGCTGAAGAAGCTTTCTGTGTACTTCTGACCGCTCATCCCCATGCCTATTGTTTCGGCATGTTGCATAATCGGACTCAGCCCCATCTTCTGATTATTACCCAGCGCACGGATGTGGATCATATCGTCCGGACTGATCGCAAACGCCCCATATTCGTTGTACAAACCGTAGGTATATCGGCCACCAGTATTCATCAGCGTCGTTTCCCACGGCATACAGCAATCCAGGGATATGACTTCACCGCGACGATTACGTTTCACCCAGGTATACCCATTCCCCCAGCCAAGGATGTGACGTTGCTTCAGTTCGCGCCATTTGTAGCTGGTTTGCCAGGTATTGGGCTCATCATGAACCAGATAAAACGCAGGATGATCGCGTGCGGGTTCAACCTTCCCCTTGTGCCTGCGCATAACATGCAACGGCATCTGGGCAAGGCTGGAAGACAGGACATAGATACAGGAATACACCGCAGCCAGTTTCATCGCAGTCTCAGGACTGACATAAACGTCAGCCCGGAACAGCCCATCAGTATCAACGGCATCCCCGGTTATCGGGGTGGAAGGATTCTCCAGTGATTTACTTCTGAACAGAGCATCAAGCAGCACGCGTCCCCCTTCTGACCATAGCCAGTGCGCCCACCAGCAGTAAACCGCCGGACAGCATCAGAGCCGGAGCCATACCAAACTGCAGGTAAACCCCGCACGTAAGCAGGCCAAAACCAGCCAGCCCGATAACATCAGCAATTAGTGATTTCATAGAATTAAGAGATCATCGTCCGGATCAAGAGATGAGAGGAAATCGTCAGGTTCTTTGAGCATTGCCCGACCGATCGTCATAATCAGTGCAACCGCACCATCGATTTTGTTTTCCGCCTGCTCCTTGACGGGCTTCACTAAATCATCGTTACCTGGCATGTTTTTGCCGACCACATTGCCGATACACCAGGTCATGATGGGATTGCCGTCATGATGAAAGCGTCCCGATTCAATCGCTGCTTCCAGCTCTTTCATCGGATCGGACATATTGGCGAAGTTCTGGACGATAGTGACGGGATTCAGATCTTCATCAGCAAGGTCATGTGACAGCCCGGTCGCCCCGAAGGGGTCGATGGGTGACTCACTGACCGGGCTGATTTTGTTCGCCGCTTTGGCCTCTTCGAGGATGTAGCGATAATCCACCTCTGCACCATCGGTAACGGTCAGGACGCCCATTTCCACCCATTTCTGAAAGCGTTCGGCTGTCCGTCTATCTTCATTTTTCTCGACGCTGTACACCGTGTCATACGGTACCCAGAAGCGCGGGGCCACACTGTAGTAATGCGTTTTACCGTCAATCTCGCGGGTATAAAGTCGCGCCATGCTGTTCATATCCAGCTTACGCGCCAGGTCAAAGGCCAGAATGCACGGCTGCCCCTCGAACTGCTCAAGGGTCAGTGATTTATCCTCGCAGCTCTGCCAGCTCACCAGGTTGAAATACGCCGAACGTGCCGACACCCAGATATTGAGGTGTTTTGTTTTAAAGACGTTTGCCAGACGGGCGTTATTTTTCGCACGCTGCTGCTGACTTAACAAAAATTCGCGATAAACCGATACGCCAATATTTGGATTGGCTTTTTCCAGCACCTGCGGGTCGGTCCAGTCGTCACCTTCATCAACGGTATAGATGATCCCGAACAGTTCATCGTTAGGCACCGAGCCGTTGAGCATCTCGATGACTTCCCGCCGCTTGTCGTAGCACGGCCCCTCAATGTTGTACCCGGCGGTGGTGATGGCCCACATCAGTGGCTGACGTCGCGCCCCCATCCCTGTAAGCATTGTGGTATAAAGCGCATCGGTGGCGTGCTCGTGATATTCATCAACCACGGCACAGTGGGGTGATGAACCATCACCGGGGTTGCCGATCAGCGGTTCAAACCGCGCGCCATCCTCCGGACGGTTCATGTTTGAGGCGTTAACCTCAATCCCGAACGCTTCCGTCAGCATGGGTGTGCGTTTACACATCAGTCGCGCCGGGCGAAAGACTTCCCACGCCTGTTTCTCTGTCGTGGCACCGGAATACACTTCCGCGCCAAACTCGTTATCACAGGCAAAACAATACAGGGCAACACCGGCAGAGATTGCTGATTTGCCGTTCTTACGGGGGATTTCGGTGTACACCTCCCGGAAGCGGCGCAACCGGGTGCCTTTATTGACCCAGCCAAACGCACAGCAGATCACAAATAGCTGCCACGGCTCCAGCGTGATGGGCATCCGTTTGAATGCCCACTCCCCCTTGGTGTGCGGCAACAGCTGAATAAATTTCGCAGCCCGTTCAGCCAGGTCCTTGTCGAAGCGGTAACGAAACGACTTACTTTTTTCCGCCATCAGGTCATCAAGATGGCGCTGGCAGGCCTGAATCACAAACTGGCAGGCAACAATCTTTCCGCGCACGACATCCCGGGCATACTGATTGGCAGCATTTACGTTGGGGTAAGATTTCCGGCTCATGATTCGATGATTTTCAGATTGTCAGAAACGGGTTAGTGGCTTTCTTCTTCCCCGCCAGGCCAATCAGACGCTGGCGGCTGCTGGGGTCGAGTCCGAGCATTGCCCCCGTGCTGCTCATCTCGGACTCCTGTTCTTTCTTGGCGGTCAGCTCCGGGTTTTTGACCATACCGCCCATTGCACCGGTAATGGTGTTGCCCTGGCTGGCAATATTTTTCACGGCACGTCGCCAGAACTCATAGGCCACGCACCACCGCTCAAGCACCGCGAGGTCAGTCACGCACAGCAGGCCCTGACCGCAGAGTTCTTTGGTTGTCAGTTGCCACATGATCGTGGCGAGAGGGAGATCTTCTTCAGCGAACCATTCCGGTGGCTCAACACCTTTGATGGGCGTAAAAACAGGTTCATCTTTATTCAGGGCTCGCTTGCCGGGGTTTCCGGCCAGCGCCTTGCGCGCCGTTGGCTTGGGGCGACGCCCGGAACGCCCCGCCGTTCCAGCCATATGCGGCACTCCTGGTTAAATTTCATTTTTCGCGGGTATAAAAAAACGATGGGGCGGGCAGTCCGGAAGACGTCAGGTCACAGAGATTTGACCCGCCCCTCCCCTCAGACAGTTGAGAATTATTATCACTTTAACCGTTCACGGGCCGTCTTCGCCTTATGGCAGGGCCAGCACAGACTCTGCAGATTACTGTCGGCATCAGTGCCGCCATGCGCTTTAGGGATGATGTGGTCAACGGTTTTCGCCTCACGCACCACACCGGCACGCAGACATAACTGACACAGGCCCTTGTCACGCTTCAGTACACGTTCACGGATAGCATCCCATTTCGAACCGTAGCCGCGCTGATGACGGGATTGTCCTGGCTTGTATTGCTTCCAGCCTTCGCTTTTGTGGCTTTCGCAGTAGCCTGACGGGTCCGTGGTGGTATTGCGGCAGCCTCGAATGCGGCAGGCTTTTGGGGTTCGTGGGGGCATATAATTTCCCTAAAAAAGATGGAACATATTGTCCATTTCGTATAGAAATCAACCATTAAACACAGGAATTTTTGAATATATATTTTTTATCATTGGCAAATAATCATTTTTGTTCCCACCATTCAGAATGTAATTATCATAACTAATTCTGAAAGCTTTCCATTCATCATGAATAGTATTGTCTTTAAACAGTTCTTCACACAAAACCCATGCCTGTACGGAATGTCCGTACGCTAAATTAAGGTTTTGTTTTTTATAAAACAGCTGTTTTTCAGCCTCAACAACTCCATTATATATATCGTTGCCCCTCTGAGACGCAAATGTTTTGGCTATTCTATACTGTACGGAATTCCAATTATCAGGCATTGCCTCAAAGGCATCCTCCAACTGAAGTAAAGCTCTCTTAAACTCTAACTTTACTTTAAATTGCTCCTGTCTATTCCATGTGTTTAACGCCTTACGGGCATAACACAACGCCCCAAAAGACGCGATAGCCGAACCACAAGCCCCAATAGCAGACCACATATTCCAATCCATCATAATGCCTCCCGTTAGAGGAGCGATATTAACATGGAATCATCTCTATAAAGGTGCAGGCTCTTTTACTTGTTAGCATCAATACTTTTTATTGTCGCTTTATCAAAATTACACTGTTCCAACGCCGACAACAGACTCACATTCAACTCCAGGCTGTCACCATAGGTCAGGGTATCTGGTATGTGCGGTACTGGCGTTTCCAAAGTCAGAGTAGCTGGAAGCGGAATTGGAGGTACTGTTACGTAAACTGTTCGCGTACTTCCGCAACCGGTCAGCAGCGGCAGCAGGCACAGGACGTGAAGCACAATCATCATCCGCAACAGCCACTTTGATATCTTCCTGGGTTCTCTGTGACTCCAGTGCGATCTGCTGTTTTGCATGTTGATTCGCCTCCTGAATGATGTTCGTTATTGCCATAGTACGCAGAACATTCGCGGTGATAGCCTCAGTAGAATCAGCTCGCTGTTCCGCAGCATCAGCACGCTTCTGCTCCTCCAGAAACTTTCCATGATAGTGATTCGCTGACCAGACAAGACCACCAGCGACACAAGCAATAAACGTTAAAATGAGCGCCCAATAACTCATCTTCATACCAGCAGCGCCGCCCGCGCCTTGTTGTATCGGACCTTACGATCCTCAATACCGTTCAGACCGCCGTTAATGATGCGCGTAACACGGTTAATATCGGCACCGTAGATCATGCAGCCTTTAGAGGTGTAGAACCATGCAGCTGAGCGCGCAGCCTGTAGTTCCTGTTCCAGTTGTTCAGGTGAAGTCACCAGATCTAACTTCAGCGCCGCGCCACAGATGCGATAATTATGGAGGCCAGTGATTTGAATTAATCCTCTACCACGATATTTCCAGCCATCACCTGGTGCTTTGTTACCCAGTCGGTTGCTATACACCAGATTGGCAATAGCATCCTGACGAGCTGCATGTCCGGATGTTCTGCCAAGGGCATCAGCCTGCTGCTGTGTGATCCTCTTTCCGAACGTCGCCACAAGCGCAGATGGTGTGTAGTTAAGATTTTCAACTACGGCGCTAAACCCCATCGACTCATGGCCTACCTGAGCGATAAACATCGCCTGATCCGCTGGTGCTGTAATGCCGAATTCCTTCATCGCCGCATCAATGTGCGGAAACCAGCGCACAGCCAGCCCGGCGCTAATACCAGCCGCCTTTTGAAATAATTGTTGGTTCATTAGTGCCTCAGATGATCAACCAGACGTGCAACGTTGCCTCTGACGGCCACCAGCACGGAAAGAAAAATAGTATTCGCCACGATAATGGGCCATGAGGAATGGGGATAAATCCCACAGAGATAGGCCAACGGAACAGCACTGTATGTAACAGTAATCAACCAGGCTAAACGTGAAACCCAAGGACGATGCCGCGAATCACCACGACGATAAAACATCAGAGTAATAACAACACAAGCACATAACAGCGCATTTATAGTTGCTGTCGGGTCATTTAGCTCCACCTGAACCTCCCCGGCGCGTTATGAGCGCCACCAGCGAGCCGATATCCTGATTATTCAGGAACGTCAGGATTTTAACGGCTAAAGCAGAGACGATTACGGCACCAATAGCATCCAGAGGTTTATCACTGTATCCGGTCAAGTTCGCCAGCTTGGAGCCAACCAACCCAGAGCAAAGAATCCCGGCAATATATGACACGATAAAATATGCCAGCCGGCGCGATGCACTCAGATCTGCTGCTGTTGCTATGTAGAATACAGCCCCTGCAAATGCGCCAAATACAACGCCGTAATCAGTTCCGGTCAGCAGTCCATAAACACTGGCACCCGTCAGGGCACCACCAGCCAGCCAAGTACCGGAAATCGGATCGGACATTTAGCCCCCTCTTAATTGCTGTTGGTCCTCTCAGATATGAGGGGAAGGGATCTTAATGACAGTCTGTTTATTATTTCAGTCAAACACTACCCTGTTGATGATTTCTCAGAAGCGAACTTGACTCCCAGGGGAAACTCAACTTTCCGTTAAAACCACCAGCAGACATTCGTTCAATTTCCACAGAAATATCACTGAGCCGTTCTTCAAGCTCTGCTTTTTCTTTTACCAGACGGTTATAGCGGCTTAGATGAAGCTTTTGCTGCTCCAGCCAGTCTTCAAGCTGTTCAACAGTCATACCAGGGTTAAAAAAATATGGCTGCTGCTTTTCGCCCTGCATTATTGACCTCCAGAAAAGCAAAAACCCCGCCGAAGCGAGGTTTGTTATGATTTCGTTAACGGCAGACATACAAAGCCCATCGTTAGGAAAATCCTAACCAGATTTTTTGAAAAATGCAAGCATCATGTCGCCATCTTCGGCGAAAATCATTTATCTTGTCACTTTTCTTAATTGCGCCTCAGCATATGCTTCTTCCTGCCAGCACTTTGTCACCAGTTTATCAATGACATCTGCATATCCTTTGTACCACTGATGATCCGTCAGGTCTGGTACCAGCTTCTGGACATGATGCCGCGCCAGTGTGGTTGGTAAACGGCTAAACCGGTTTCCATTGCAACGCCCACAAATCTTATAAACAGGCGTGCCATGAAGCCGGGTCCTTTTTTCATCCAGGACAATACCTTTACCCTTACACCCTCTGCACGCTGTGCTGACTTCTCCCTTACCATGACAATGCTGACATAGTTCCTTCACCCACTCTTCCTTGATAACTGATTCCCCGCTTCTGGAGTGTTTCACCACTTCGCGCAATACATTATGAAATCCAGTACCAGCACAATGCTCACAGCGAGCCTTACTTGCCGCAGACCTGGAATAATCAGCAAAGGCAAAATTCACAAGGTAAGGGATGAGCTGTAACCGGGTTTCTTCACTCAATTTATTCAATGTCGGGTTATCCAGTGCCATCGCGTAATTGAGCAGACCTTCAATCGCAAACTGAGGATCCTGAACACCAACTTTTGCCAGGAATAAGGCAAACCCAAGCGGTGCTTTCGACTGCACCATCCCCTGCGCAGCCATCACATCCGTAATCGTTAAACCACCTGAGCCTGTCGCCGGTGCGTCATCGCTCAATTTTGGAGATTTTGGGGAGTAATATTTTGGTAAGGCTTCAAGGTTCATGCTCGTTCTCCACTTACGCCAGTACGCCTATTGCCAGCGCACGATCGATAAAACGAAATATCAGCTCCAGCTGGGAGCCATACTTCTCTTCAAATGCCACGGTATCCGCATGCAGCTCGTCGTGATGCTTTCTGCACAAAGGCAACACAAAGAGGTCATGCGCTTTTGTACCCATTCCCCCCTGACCGTGGCCTATCAGGTGGTGAGGATCATCAGCAGGCTTTCCACAACATGCGCACGGCTGTGTCTTAACCCAGCGCGTGTACTTTTCATTAACCCAGCGGCGACGTTTTGGGCGTAACATAAAAGACTCCGGCGACTCCGGATCCACTTTCAGCGCCAGCACCTTTTTCGCCTTATCCTGGATGATGCTGGTGGCAGGAACCGAAGGCACAAGGTCACTTTCCCGGGTGACAGACGGCACAACAGGATTCGGTAATCTCAGTGCCTTACGGGCTGCGCTTTCCGGTAAGGCATCCGCCAGATCATTACGAACCAGCCACCAGCACAGTTCCGGCATTGTCACAACGTGACTGTCATCAAAACCGAGATCCCGACGCACAACAGACAACACCCAGCGGGCACAGTTATCCGTTGCCATTGATTCCAGCCGTTCCGTGAACTGATCGCGCAGCTGGTTATCGCAGTGCCAGCACAGACGGATTGCGCCCGGAGCGTGTCGCATTGTGGTCATGTTCTCGCTGTGCCAGTCGGAATGAGGCCACTGGCAGCCTTTTTCACGAAGTAACCAGCTTTCAAGACATTCCACGCCACCAGCACGACGGATCACTGCCTCATTGCGGAACACGGCCCGAACGGCAGGATCATCCGCCAGCGGTTGTGATGCCGCCGGAACGGCACCACTGGCGAAAGATGAATAACGTTCCGGCTCAGGCTCCAGCAGAACACGCCCCTGCATAAACAGGGGCATCAGCTCTGAACCTGGCCTGAACAATACGATCCCCATACGCGGGGCAATTTCAGGGGTCAGTAGTGCTCTCACGGTCACCTCAATGAACGGTATCGAGCAGCTTTAACAGCTCAGGGAATCGGGATTCGAAGAAATGCGGCTGCGTCTCGCGCGGATTTGCGGGACTGGTGATGTTCTTGCCGAACATGCAACCTTTCGCTGTCAGCGACCAGAATTTTTTGATGTTGTTAATCGCGGTACGGCTGTATCGTTCGCGCTGCTCGACGATCCCCAGTTTCACCATCTGGTGATATGCCTGATTAGCTGTCAGGCGGATACCATACTGCTTCAGCAGTGCACTCAGTGACAGCGTGGGGCGGCTTGAGCCATCAGGCGCGTCAGCAGGAGCATCAATGGCATAGCGCGGTGCCAGATTCGGTAAGCCAACAGCCTCCTGGAGTTTCTGACAGGCACCAAGCACTGAAGAGTTAGACAGGTTTAATTCCCGGCGCATAAAGTCCAGCAGGATCACGCCAGCCTGCATCTTGTCAGCAGCCTGTCCGGATAATTTTTCCGGTGCGCTGGTTACCATATCGAAAGTACGGATCACCTTCAGATGGAATGACGGGCTGATCCACATTGCATAGGCATACACCAGTTCCTTGCAGACATACGTTCCCCGTTCATTTCCCCCATGAATCACACTCACCGGGTCAACACCCAAATTCTGGGTGTTGGTCAATTCATGAACAAGCTCAACAGTTTGTTGGCTGGAAAGAAACTTTCCCGGCTCCTTGGTTCTGGCATTTGCACCAGATGCTACTGCTGCGCGATGCAGATCGTTCAGGCTGTAACGCCCATAAGCATCACGACGAACTTCAATACCATCAATGACCATCAGATTATTCATACTTCGTTTCTCCTCTTAATCAGGCGGCTGCACCCGCCGTTTTCTCGTACTTACTGATAGTGATCTCGACCTTCCCTTCCGGGATAACCGGTCCCCACTCCACCAGCATTCTTTTCACCTGACTGTCGTCTTCCCACACACCCGCGTGGGTCAGGGCGTCAAACAGCGCCTTGTTATAGTTGTCCAGATCGCGGATCCGGTTATCCGGAGGAAACAACACGATCTCCACTGAAGCAGGTGCCGACGTTGGTTTTGGCAGACGACGTAACTGCTCAACTATTGCTGCACACGCCGCGCTCTGAAATTTTCGCCCCGCCGCGCTTATCAGGCTCTTACCAGCAAATGCCCCTTTGTTGGGGTGTCGCCAGTACGTGTTCACGCTGGGCGGGAAAGGCAGGATCAGCTTCATACTTTCAGGCCTCTCTCATGTAACCAGTGAGTTGCACGCAGCCTTGCGTTTTCCTCACCGGCAAGCAGTGAGCGGATAATCCCGACCGCTTCGCTGTCGTCGTCCTTCACTGCGGTATGAAGCGTGATCCCCCGGGCCACACCACGCTTTATCGTGATGACGCCTTTTTTCTCCAGTGCGCGAAGATGCTCCACCGCTGCATTCACTGAACGGTATCCCAGCATGGTTGCCACCTCCTGATTGGTTGGCGGGAAGCCACGTTCTTTCTGATAAGAAATCAGCATATCCAGCACCTGCTGCTGGCATTGAGTTAACGTCGTCATGCCGCCATCTCCCTGACCAGTTTTTCTGCCTGCTGGCGAACCTGCGCCAGAAAGGCCTCACCACATGCCTCAAGTTCATCGCGCCCGATGTAGCTGATTGCCGGTCCCTTCCAGGTCTTGTCGAAAACAGCAATAGCACCAGCGAAGAAAGCGCCTGTCGGTACCTGCTTCTCGTCTTTCGGGATAAACCAGGCAGGCAGTTCAAAACCAATACGCCCTCGAATAAAAGCAATATGGTCCGCATCTTCCGGCCACCACACTTCGCTGGTGGCAGCTTTGATCAGGAAAACATAGCGCCCCCCCTTATCACGCATGGCACTGGCATGTTTCATGATGTAACGCATGCCGGTGATGTATTGCCCCTCATGCTGACTGGCGCGGCTGTATGGGGGATTACCAAAGGCAGCCCCTTTAAGCTCCGCAAGACGTTCTGACCAGTCATGCGCCAGCGCGTTGTCTTCCGCCGTGTAATACGCAGCACATTTGGCGTTATCACCGTCAGTGAACAGATCCAGAACAAACGGGCCAAACAGGGTGTTAATTCCCCAGAAAATGTTGTCCGGCGTGCGCCACTGATCGCCCACTTCCTTCAGTTCATGGGCTGGTTTGTTCCGCAGTTCCACCAGCGCCTGGCAATATTTATTACTCATTAAGCCCCCACGAAATTCCCTGACAGATACCACTCTTCACCCGATGCAGCGCGCTTGCTGCTTTTCCGTAAGCACCGCTCACGACGTGCCAGAAAATTGTTTCGTTCTGGCTGGGAGTGGCTTTCACGGAATGCCGCCATCCACACCGTTGCAGCACGACGGTATAAGCCCCTGGACTCCAGTTCTTCAGCCTGGCGGGTCAGGCACAAAATCACCCGTGGATCGTTAGTGCCGACATAGAAATTGCGCACAGGTCTGGTTTCACGAACTGGTTGTGGTTCCAGCTCCTTCGCTCTCTCAGTCAGGCGCGGGAAATGTCTGCGTGTATCTCCTTCACAACGGTGAGCCACACGCCCACTCTGACGTAACTTGCTTGCATACTGCAGAACGCGCTGCCGTGAGTAACCTGCAAAAGCATCCGCAATGTCTCCGGAAGTACACCCCGGATGGGCTTCAATGAATTTCTGAACTTCATTCAAAAGACTCATGATCACCCCCTGAATCCTGCCGGGATCTGGCTGTAGTCCACGTTGTCGTAACTGGATTTGAAGTACGGGTCTTCGCGTTTTTCGGTGTACGTGCTGACGGACGGCGATAAGCGCAGGGAAAGCTCATCCCATTTTTCCCGCAGCTTCGACGGGCTGAGCACGTTACGGCACCAGAACGGATCGCGGCTGACGCGGCTGTACATCTCGCAGATTTGTTTGTGAGTACGACCATCCTGCACACACATAAGGCGAATTTCGTTTGCCCAGGCTGTCCAGTTCGGTTCTTTGGGACGAACCACCTCGCCGTCACATTCGGCGGCCTGCTCGTACAGGGCGATGATTTTTTTCCAGAGCCACTGTGCGCAGGTCAAATCATCCTGCGTTCCCCACTGGCGCTTTTTAGGGCTGAATACAACCGCATCAGGATGGCGAGTTAAAAACTCCTGTTCAGCCGTCTGCGTGTCCGGTTGCGAAGCGTCCGGACGAGAAGTTTTTTTATCTGACGGATCATGTTTTGATTTTACTGACGGATCCCCGCCAGATTCTGACGGGTGAAAACCCGCTTTTTTGCCAGATTTCGACGCATCAAATTTTGACTGGTCAGATTTTGATGCGTCAGATTTTGACGGGTCAGAATCTGACAGTTGAGAAAATGCCGCTGCCTGAAGCTTCGCAACGTTAAGCTGATAAACATTCGACGCATTGCGGTTACCCTGGCGACGCGCCTTACGCGTTAACCAGCCTTCTGCTTCCAGCCGTGCGATAGCCGTTCTGACGGTGCTCATCCCCGCGCCAATCTGGCGGGCAATGGTTTCAATTGATGGCCAGCACACACCTTCGTCATTACTGAAATCAGCCAGGCGGGCCATAATTGCCACGCTGGATAACTTCATGCCTGACGCAGCGCAACCATCCCATACATAGCCGGTTAATTTAGTGCTCATGACCGACCTCTATTTCCCTGAATTTACGACGAAACTGTTCGAGCGGGCTGAAGCACTCATGCTCATAGCCTTCGCGGAGGTAGATAACCCGTTGTGTTTCCGGTTCCCAACGAATGACTCTGACGGGCACTCCGTAGTGATCTTTGAACCAGCGGTTAACTTGTTGCAAAGGACTGTCTCCTTCTGCCGGTTGAAATCACCCACAGCCCACTCTGCAAAGCTGTGGGTTACAATTTCCCTGTCACCTGGTACATTCACCGCATAGCAATACTCCACCTTCGCTTTTCCACCCGGTACAGGAAGCGCAATCAGTTGCGAGCGACGGTAGTGTGTGGTTAAACTGTTCATGCGTTAGTTTCTCCACAACCAGAAGCAATCGACGCCACGACGCCCGGAGCTGCACACTCGCGGGCGTTACTCTTTTCCGGCGCACAAAAAACACGAAATAACAGTGTTAAATGCTCCTGCCACTTCGCCATTACTTGGTAGCTGTTCTCTTCGATTTGCTCACGCTCAGCCTGGTCAATAACTCCATCAGCAGTTGCCTTGCGTAAGTACTGGGAATGCTTGCCAATCCATTCTATTGACTCCATCAGCCGCTGATTAATGTCACCATTGTCAATGTCATCAATGTCCACCAGCGGCACAAACACCCCATTACTACGACGCGCTATCGCATCCGTTACATGCCTGGTACCACTGGCATCCTGTAAAACCATGGCCCACTCAAGTGGAAAAATTTGATCCCCACCGCTACGCAGTCTGTTATGCAATTGATCTTTCGCTGGGGTGATATCATCAGATTTATACAAACCAAGAATTTCCGCTGCTTCCTCATAGCCATGAGGTAAATCAGCAATCGTTCTTCGTATTGCTGCCACCAGCCATGCTGGTTGCTTATCAACTTTCCATTCAGGTTCTTTACCCACGGTTCATTCCTCGTTTCTGTGGTTACGTTTACGCAGTTGAACCGCTAACTTTTGAATAGCACTCAGGTAATCCATCATTTGGATTGGGGTAAATATCAGGACGCAGTTCATGAGGGGTCACGGACCAGTTTCCCAACTCACAAAGTTGTAAAACCCGTTCTGACGGGACTTGATTGTTAATTACCCAATTGGCGACGGATTGAGTGGACTTAAAACCAAAGCGACGGGCTACTTCAGATAAAGACTTTCCCGCAGCCTTTACTGCTTTCTCTGTGTAGTTTTGAGATGACATACCTTTCTCCTCTGAAATTCAGAGGGATGATGCTACTTAAAATAGCAAATTGCAACTACTTAAAATAGAAATGACTAGCGCGTGTGATGTGAGTAATCTTCTACCTATGGTAGAAGAACAGAAGTATCCAGATTTCGCCAAGAGACTAAACGAATTGATGACAATCAAAGGAATCTCTGTCACTCAACTCAAAAGTCTTGTGGGCGTTACATATGAAATGGCTCGTCGATACACAATCGGCGCAGCGAAGCCACGTGTCTCTGTCATGAGTAAACTTGCGTTGGCTCTTGGAGTATCAGCTTCATATCTAGAATATGGTGTTGGAGATAGAGAGGAATGTAAGGAAATGGCAAGCATCCCCAATCCAACAAAGCCCGATGTATACAGGATAGAAGTTTTGGATCTTAGCGTTAGCGCAGGACCTGGGACCTATATGCTTTCAGACTATGTTGATGTGCTCTACGCCATTGAGTTCACAACTGAACATGCCCGTTCTCTTTTCGGAAACCGTTCTCAGAATGATATAAAAGTTATGACGGTAAATGGAGATAGTATGTCCCCAACTCTTGTTTCCGGGGATCGATTGTTTGTCGACATTTCCGTTCGCCACTTCCAGACTGATGGAGTTTACTCTTTCGTTTACGGTAAGACTTTCCATGTTAAACGTCTACAAATGCAAGGCAACAAACTAGCTGTTCTTTCGGATAACCCCGCCTATGAGAAATGGTACATTGATGAGAAGTCGCAAGATCAGCTTTATGTTATGGGTAAGGCACTGATTCATGAGTCGATTAAATATAATCGACTTTAATTAGGCATCTAGCAATCGTTAAAGCAAACGAGCACAGATGATAAAAGATAAGGATAGAAAATCTTTATACAAATTTTATTTGGCACATTGGTCCATAAAAATGGATTAACACTGAGCTGTTACCCTAAGTAAGAAAAGATAAAGACCATATGTTATCTTTGGGTGCGTTACTAACACAAAAAAAACCAAAATAAAACATAAATAATAGACAATTCTATACAACAGGATACGATAATGATTAATGAACGTACTGAAGCGACAGATGGGGTAGCAGATATGATTTCCACCAATACAAAATATTTAGTATGGAACAACAAAGGTGGTGTAGGAAAAACTTTTCTTACATATAATCTTGCCGTTGAGTTTGCTATATCTCATCCGGATCAAGATGTTGTGGTTATTGACTCATGCCCTCAATCAAACGTTTCAGAAATTATTCTTGGTGGCAATGGTACCGGGGAAGAAAATCTAAATAAATTGCGAGACAGAAATGTTACAATCGCAGGTTATATCAAGGAGCGTTTTAGCAAATCTCCTTTGTCTCGTTTAGGAAATGAATCTTCTTACTTTGTACGAGCCCATGATGTTAATGCAAAAATGCCAGAGAACTTATATATTCTTCCTGGTGATGTCGATCTTGATATCTGTTCACGCTTAATATCTCACATTGGCTCATCCCCAGTAAAAGAAGCATGGAAGAAAAGCCGATCTTTGCTGGTAGATCTAATAGCATCTTTTGAAGCCGATAAAAACATTTCTGACAGAGCAAAAACATTTTTTATTGATTGTAACCCAAGTTTTGCCAGCTACACAGAATTGGGAGTAGTCGCGGCAAATAGAATAATTATCCCTTGCACTGCCGATGCTGCATCAATTCGCGGAATAAAAAACCTTGTTAAACTTATTTATGGAGTGTCTATTGACAAGTCAGAACAAGATGAAATGTTCTTAGATTTCAACAAAGAAGCAAAGCAAAACCTTATCGAACTACCTGAACTACACCTTTTCGTACAAAACCGCTCAAGAACTAATGAAAGTGATGCAGCAAAAGCATTCAAATCACATGCAGAAGAGATCAAAAGAATCACGGATGACCTGTTAAATACACATCCTCATCTGTTCACAAATGTGGCTACTTTCGAGAGAGTTCAAAATGTCAAAGATGGTAATACTCTTGCAGCAATAATAAACCATGAGGGATGCCCTTTAAGTAGGCTGCAGCATAAGAGTTACACTATCTATGGTATGGCGACCCAAGCTAATAGAGCACAAATTGAAGCACTAGAATCTGATGTTTCAACAGTAGTCAAGTGTCTGTAATACAATAACCATGATTTAGAACGAACATAATTCTCGCCCGACCAACCGGTCGGGTTTTATACTCGTAGCCTGCTTAATAACACTGTTCCTGACCCGTTGTATCCATAGTTCCCACTATTTTCCCCCAAATTATTACTATCTAATTAACCTAATAATTAAACCAAAACAAAAGACACTCGATATTTTCTATACGTAACTACGCCACATCACCCCATCTGTGAAAAACCTTTTAATTCATAACGTTATATAGAAAACTAAAAATTAAATACACACTTCTACTTTTTGTTGTTGATTTTTGCTACTTTTAGTAGCATCATTATCTGAACAAACAACAGACTGTTGTTAACGAAAGGTTGGTTGTAACACGGCGTATGGCACATGCGTCGTTAGCGGTCTGGTGACGTTAAAGGGGACAATCCACTCCTTGCTCGGGCAAACAAACCAGGTAGCCGGAATGTGCAAGTCAATGATGATGCTGATAAGACGCCTAACCAGCGTGGCGATTCGGTTTGACGCCTGGGAAGAGACCAGGGTGCAACGATGAGGGCATTTATGGAACCGCGACAAAGTGTGGTGCCGTAACTGGCTAAGTGCTCTCAGCGTTGTGGTGAATGCGCAGGCTGATGCGCGAAAGACATTGCAGCTATTGCGGAAAAGAGCTGTTCGGCGGGGCAATTAAACGCCCGTGAGAGTCTGAAATAACCGCAAGCCGGAGATCAGCACCGGTCACCACAACAGCCACTGCTTTGGCGGTACCAGTTTGTACACTTGCTTCCGGCTGGTACCGCTCTTTTTACAAAACAGAGAAGAACATCACCGGACGACGGGCTCATAACCCAATCCATCCGGGCGGCTGCCACCGCAGGTGTTCTTCTCTGTTTTGTGGAGAAACCAACCGACCTTGCAGGGTCGATATGATGAGGAGCAGCAAAATGGCTAGCGAACGCAGTACTGATGTGCAGGCATTTATCGGGGAGCTGGACGGCGGCGTATTTGAAACCAAAATCGGCGCAGTTCTCAGTGAAGTCGCTTCAGGTGTGATGAACACGAAAACCAAAGGTAAGGTCTCACTCAACCTGGAAATCGAACCATTTGATGAGAACCGTGTGAAAATCAAACACAAACTCTCATATGTTCGCCCGACTAACCGCGGGAAAATTTCCGAAGAAGACACCACCGAAACGCCGATGTATGTCAATCGCGGTGGTCGCCTGACTATTCTGCAGGAAGACCAGGGACAATTACTGACTCTTGCCGGTGAACCTGACGGAAAACTCCGCGCAGCAGGTCATTAATATCGTTCTTAATTAACTGATTATTTATCTCATCACTGAATATCTTAATATAGTGAGGACTTATTATGTCTCAGAACTTAGACTCAACCGCAATTAATCAAATCCATGCCCTTATTTCTGCTCAGGGTGTTAATGAAATTATCAGTAAGATTGGTGCCGATGCTGTGGCATTGCCTGAGAATTTCCGCATTCATGATCTGGAAAAATTTAATTTAAATCGTTTCCGTTTCCGTGGTGCACTTTCCACTGCCAGCATCGATGACTTTACCCGTTATTCTAAAGATCTTGCAGATGAAGGCACCCGCTGCTTTATCGATGCCGATAATATGCGAGCCGTCAGTGTGCTTAACCTGGGTACTATTGATGAACCAGGTCACGCAGATAACACCGCCACTCTCAAACTGAAAAAGACAGCACCGTTCTATGCTCTGTTGTCTGTTAATGGCGAGCGTAACTCCCAGAAGTCACTGGCAGAATGGATTGAAGACTGGGCCGACTACCTTGTGGGCTTTGATGCTAATGGTGACGCCATTCAGGCAACCAAAGCGGCTGCGGCGATCCGTAAAATCACAATTGAAGCGAACCAGACCGCTGATTTTGAAGACAATGACTTCAGCGGCAAACGCTCCCTGATGGAGTCTGTCGAAGCGAAGACCAAAGACATTATGCCAGTGGCATTTGAATTTAAATGCGTTCCGTTTGAAGGTCTGAAAGAACGTCCGTTTAAATTACGCCTCAGCATTATCACTGGCGATCGTCCTGTACTGGTTCTGCGCATTATTCAGCTGGAAGCGGTGCAGGAAGAAATGGCTAACGAATTTCGTGATCTGCTTGTTGAGAAATTCAAAGACAGCAAAGTAGAAACCTTTATTGGTACTTTCACCGCCTGATTTCATTACTGCAAATGCCCCTGCGGGGGCATTTATGGAAACGTAATTAACTCAATAATCACCGGATGGTGAGGGATTCTTTTTAGCAGAATTCAGCGCGGTGCAGCGCATATACGTGGAGAACAAAATGTCATTTATTAAAACTTTTTCCGGGAAGCATTTTTATTATGACAGGATAAATAAAGACGACATCGATATTAACGATATCGCGGTTTCCCTTTCAAATATCTGTCGCTTTGCCGGTCATCTTTCGCACTTCTACAGCGTCGCCCAACATGCGGTTCTTTGCAGCCAGCTGGTGCCGCAGGAATTTGCTTTTGAAGCGTTAATGCATGATGCAACAGAAGCGTATTGCCAGGACATTCCCGCACCACTGAAACGCCTTCTTCCTGACTATAAACGGATGGAAGAAAAAATAGACGCCGTAATCCGTGAGAAATACGGGTTACCACCGGTTATGAGTACGCCCGTGAAATATGCCGATCTCATCATGCTGGCAACCGAACGCCGCGATCTCGGGCTTGATGATGGCTCTTTCTGGCCTGTACTGGAAGGTATCCCGGCAACAGAGATGTTCAACGTGATTCCACTGGCTCCAGGCCATGCCTACGGGATGTTTATGGAACGCTTTAACGAATTATCGGAGTTACGCAAATGCGCATGAATGTTTTCGAAATGGAAGGATTTCTTCGCGGGAAATGTGTACCGCGAGATCTGAAAGTGAATGAAACGGATGCTGAATACCTGGTGCGTAAATTTGATGCGCTTGAAGCTAAATGTGCAGCACTGGAAAACAAAGTAATACCAGTGTCAGCTGAACTGCCGCCAGCGAATGAAAGTGTTCTGTTATTTGATGCTAATGGAGAAGGCTGGCTGATTGGCTGGCGTTCTCTCTGGTATACATGGGGGCAAAAAGAAACCGGAGAATGGCAGTGGACATTTCAGGTCGGGGACCTTGAAAACGTCAACATCACTCACTGGGCAGTAATGCCAAAAGCACTGGAGGCTGGAGCATAATGACCACATTTACCGATAAAGAACTGATTAAAGAAATCAAAGAACGAATCAGCAGCATGGACGTGCGAGACAATGTTGAGCGCCGTGCTTATGAAATTGCTCTGGCATCGCTGGAAGAGGATCCGGTGGCATGGCTGCATTCAGACAATGGCTTAGGTATTCCGGCAATAACCAGGAGTAAAAACATTGCTGACAGTTGGTTATCAAAGGGCTGGTATGTTCAGCCGCTATATATAGCCAAGCCAGTGCCGGTGGTGCCAGATGCTCGTCCGTCTTTAAATAATGGCATAGTCGGTTTTGATGAAGGCTGGAACGCCTGCCGCGCTGCCATGCTCTATGGTGCCGTACCTGCAAGCCAGGCTTACAAGTTGCCACAAACGCAGTTTAAACAGGTTGCTGACCTCTACGAAATGCAATTTGATGACGGTCGCACTTGTGCCTTTCACACTGATGCGCAAAAGGCTGTGCAATGGCTTCAGGCGTGCGACGGAAACAGGGTTCAGGAATACGTTAAGCTGGAACGATTGCAGAACGCACTGTCTGGCAACTCTCCGGTAACTCCGGATGGTTGGGTTATGGTGCCGAAGAGACTAACAGCCGAGAACGGCGCTAAGGGGGCGCTATCCGGTGAATTTTCAGAAACTACGTTTATAAGCTGCCTGGAATGCTTTGGCGATGATGATTGCGATACCTGTGACGGGAGCGGACGTATTGAAATTAAAGTGCCAGTCACGTGGTCGACCATAAAATCTATCTGGGATAAAGGTATCGAGTATTTTGCAGCAAAACCATCACAAGAGGTGAAGTGATGAACAACTTAATGATCGACCTTGAGACGATGGGGAAAAATAAGGATGCACCGATCGTTTCCATTGGCGCGGTGTTCTTCACTCCAGAAACCGGAGACATCGGACAAGAATTCTATACGGTTGTTAGCCTGGAAAGTGCTATGGGGCAAGGAGCTACACCTGACGGCGATACCATCCTGTGGTGGTTGAAACAAAGCCCTGAAGCACGAGCTGCAATCTGTATTGATGATACTTTGTCGATCAGCGATGCTCTCTCAGAACTAAATCATTTCATTAACCGGCACGCAGACAATACGAAATATTTAAAAGTCTGGGGTAACGGAGCCACCTTCGACAACGTAATTTTACGTGGAGCTTATGAGCGAGCAGGACAAATCTGCCCGTGGGCATACTGGAATGACCACGATGTACGCACGATCGTTACGCTTGGGCGTTCCATCGGATTCGACCCCAAAATGGACATGCCTTTCGATGGCGAACGGCACAACGCCCTGGCTGATGCCCGTCATCAGGCAAAATATGTTTCCGCTATCTGGCAGAAATTAATTCCTGCCACCAGCACAGAATTATGATTTTCCCGGGTGCAGCCGGTTTTGATGGAGAAAATTATGAACACCTTGTTTTTACTGATGGCTGAATTCAATACCCCTAACATTGAACTCTCAGCAGTTAGCCAAAAGTACTTTGGCATGAGTCCAGCCACGGCAGAAGCAAAAGCAAACGCTTGTAAGTTGCCCGTTCCAACATATCGCATCGGCACATCACAAAAAGCAAAACGTTGCATCAATATTCAGGATCTTGCGGAATACATAGACAAAAGACGAGAAGAAGGACGTATCGAGTGGGAACAGGTCAGAACAAGCAAACAGAAGGGCAAAGAACATCACTAAATAAAAAACCCGCCTAAAGGCGGGTTTTCAAAAAGCACCAGCTATGATCATGCTGCTTTGCGACGACGAAGCTTACCCTGCTGCTCTTTACCAGAGACAGTAGCGTGAGTGAACGCATTAGGAGCAGCCTTCATCAGAACTTCAACAGCAGCACCCATACCTGCGAATGCTTTCATTGTGTCGAACTTAACCTGTGGCTTGGTTGCTTTTTGATCTTCCATAGAAAACTCCTGAAGTTATACCGAAACAATTCCTGTTGTTTACTCATCATCAATAGATGATACGCAATATTTATTTTTAAATTTAAGGTTCTTTGGCGTAACTTCATCAGAGATATCAAAACCGTCCAGAATTCTATTGAATGTAGCTTCTGGCATATCATCATGAACAGAAATCTCACCCGATCGCTGCTTTCTAACCATGTTATCCACTCGCCAAATTATAGCTTCAGCGTAAACAACATAACTTGGATGCTTGATAAAGCGATGATCACCAGAATTCAAGACGCAAGACGGATCGTGGGGGACACCATCCTTGATACTAGAAATATTAACAACTAAAACACAATAACAATCGTTAACGGGGTAATAAACAGGATCATTACAAATCACATGAAGATGATTGCATGGCCCAGTTGGGGCAAGCACAGTTCCTTTCCTGTATGGCTGATAATCCGTCAT